GCTCTCGACGTGCAACGTAAATATGTGCTCGGCCTCCCCGCAAGTAAAAATAAGCTGAAGGATATTTCCGCTCATTGCCTCAAATACTGGACGGATAGATACCGACAGGAAAATTAATTCACATAAAAGGAACGTGAAGTGGCGAAGAACCCTCTACTGATATTTACCAAACCGAAACCAGTCAATGAGAGGGACGACCTTCAGCCCTTTGTATCATCGATACAATCACCACCCTTTAATATACAGGCTGATCGGGTAATACCCAAAGTTGAGAGGCTCGAACGTAAATTCGCGGAATATATCGAGTTTACTGATACTGCCGAGGGGTTTCTGCCAGAAAAAGTCCTCGTTCTAGAAGTTGCGGGTGAAATTCAGGGCGTTGCTAATGCGCTTGCCCGCGTTAAAGGTTTTGAATATCTATCCTCATCCTTGCTCGAAAAAACTTTTGATAGCGAAGATTATTATACTCTAAGCAATGGCAGACGGACGCCCACCTCCAAAAATGCTTACCTCACCATGAGTAATCAGGCTGGGTTGAGCCGACTTTTGGCATTGTGGCGTGAATATCAGAGAACCCGTACCGTTGAACGTGGCTATGGTGCCCTGAAAGAGGTATTTAATAGACTAATTGATATTAGGTTCTGGGATACACGCGACAGGCTGGAGGCAACGTCGGTTGTGGAAAATTGGCACGCCCTTGTAGAAGATGCTGCGGCTGGATATGACGCTCCTGTGCCATTTGAAATCGAACTCTGGTACAGGTCTCTACCCGCTGAGCAGGCCAGAGCTGAAGCGCGGATAAGACGCCTTATTACCAAAGCAGGTGGAAGTATCACCGGAGGATGTATCCATAAAGGGATCAGCTATCACGCACTTGTTGGTCAGTTGCCAGTCAGCAAGGTTGAGCAGGTACTTGCTGATGGGGCTGAAATTCTGGAGCTCATGCGCTGTGACGATGTTATGTATTTCAGGCCACTCGGACAATGCGCGATCCCAGTGAACAGCGATAATACGGTTACCAATGAGGGGTTGCCGTTCGGTCATCAGTCAATGCCTGATCCTTATGCCAGCCCAGTGATTGCTTTACTTGATGGACTCCCGCTTGAGAATCATCAGGCGCTGAGTGGTAGACTCGAAATTGATGACCCTGATGACTTTGAAACACTTTATGATTTACCTTCCCACCAGAGCCATGGGACTTCAATGGCTTCATTGATTGTACATGGTGATTTGTCCGATCCCGAAGAGCCTCCGCTACGACGCCGAATTCATGTCAGGCCCATCATGGCACCTGGTAGCACAGGATTCAACGGGAGCGTTAGGGAGCAGATACCGACTCACTATCTTCCAGCTGATCTGATTCACCGAGCCGTAGTCAGAATGAAAAGAGGGGAAAACGGCCAGCCTCCTACCGCGCCAGATGTGTCGGTCATTAACCTGTCCGTGGGCGATCCAAGCAGAATGTTTGACGCGCATATGAGTCCGTGGGCACGAATGCTGGACTGGCTTTCTGTCGAGTTTCAGGTGCTTTTTGTCGTTAGTGCAGGTAATTCTGGAATGCAGTTGGTTCTGGATAATGTTGCAGGGGACGACTTTAGTGCACTTACGCCTGATGAGCTAGAAGAACATGCCCTTAAAGCCATAGCATTACAGCGTCCGCTGCGACGTTTACTATCACCGGCGGAGTCAATCAACGCTCTTACCGTGGGTGCAACGCATCACGACGGCTATGCCGGTGTAATCCCGGCAAATCAGATCGATATTTTTAGAACACAGGGAATGTTCTCCCCTATCAATCCAGTTGCGCTCGGCAGGCGAAAATCGGTCAAACCCGAAATTCATATGCCTGGCGGCAGGCAGACCTATATAAATAAAACCATTACGGCCCGTGATCCTGTAAGACTGGTTATCTCCCAAACGCCCCGCTTTGGACCTGGGCTTAAGTCCGCCATGCCAGGAATTGGAGGGGCGATTAATCAGTATGGATTTTCATCGGGGACAAGTAATGCGGCAGCGCTGGCAACCCGCAGGCTTGCCATGCTTCATGAAACTCTTCAGGAAATGAAAGAACTTGGCTATGGGGAGGCACTCTCTAAAGCCCCAGATGCTTTGATACTTAAGGCCATGATGATCCATGGCGCTGAACATAATGTGTTGTCAAGGCAGCTTATCAGCCGCCATCTTGACGTAAACGGCAGTCGGACATTCAAGTCCGACCTTAACCAGTATTTGGGTTTTGGCCGGGTGAATGAACGCCGTATTCATTTCTGCCATGACAACCAAGCTACTCTGCTGTACACCAACGTCATCGAAGGTGAAAAGGCACAGGATTTCTTCCTGCCACTTCCCCCGAGTCTGGCTGCGAGGACCGTCAACCGTCGACTCATTGTGACGGTGGCTTGGTTCTCACCAGTAAATTATGGTCATAAAGACTACCGTGGTGCTCAGTTGTGGGCTAGTCCTGCTTTTGGAGCTATCGATTTAGATGAGTTCGATAACTATCCCTCTCATCTCAAAAATGGCACGGTTTATCATGAGGTTCGCAGAGGAAATCGTGCATCGGCGTTTACCAGAGGTGATCAGCTTGCCATCCGCATCAACTGTTATGGCCGTGCAGGTATCAAGAAACTTCAGGTGCCTTATGTCGTTATCGCGACGCTGGATACGCCGGGTGTTGCTGTACCCGTTTATGAAGAAGTTCGCGCGGCGTTGCAGATTGCAGCGCAGCAGAACGCATAATTTTTGTAATGCCGAGAGAATGTCGTAGTTATAACATGATGAGTCGGAGGGCAGTTGAGCACAAAGTCGTATCGGCTTCTTTGCGCTAACCTCCGAATATCAACAATATGAGCCTGACCTGCCACCTCTAATTAATGCGATGCGGATTTAGCAACGCCCGCTACTGGCACAGAGATGAGGTAAAGCTCGCGAAATATAAGCTGGTTCTCCGCTGCGGCAATGCTGTGCCACAGCCGTTCGCTCAGGCGCTGATGGGGGGGCAAACCGCCGGAGATGTGCGAACAGCGGGAGCAGGCCGCATAACCTACCATACAAGCGATATGGGGATTCCCATATCGACCCGGTCAGGGCCTCTTCAGAGGCCTCTATATCGGCTGCTGGTCGCTGAAGAGCCGCCCCGCAATCGCATGATCGATATTACCGATCGATGCAATGATATTGATCTATTAAATCGATTAGATAATAGCCACAGCGCGGCAACAAATTACCAACCTGACAAAGTGTGTCATCGCGGCAATATACCCTCAGGCGCAGGCCTGCTCTGCATTTGGCAGGGTTGAGGGTTTTGTAATCAAGTGGTTATCCCTACCGTCGTCTTCTTCAGTATCTGTTAAAAATAACAATCAATGTTTGCGCTCAGGTAGCGATAATATTTATCCAAATCAAACGGATAAATGATGTTGCATCTACCGATGCTTTTTGTGCATACTTGGGGAATCGAAATTATACTGTAAATGCATACAGTGTTTCTATGCTAAATTATGTGGAATGGAAAGATAAAACGACTCACGGAATTTATTTATTTTTAAGCCCTTAACAAACAGATCGACTTTGCTATCGTGCCTAAAGAGCAATGCCAGGGGTATTTGCTAATGAATAAATTTCTGGTTTATCTGTGGGAAAGAAGGGGGTTAATGTGGCTGAGGTCTGTTCCGATGGGGGTGATTATTACGAACTCGTTAGGCGTTCCGACGGAGCGTCTGTATGTTCGTTTAAACTCCGGCCAGGGGATCGCGTGCTGATAAATTCTGCTGGTGCAGTAGTCAGCCACAAGCGCCTCCAGGTGGATGAGCGTGTCATATCACGCGAAACACTGGAAGAGATCGTCAAGGAGTTCTCAGCCAACAATTGACCTTTTTAATAACTAAATAGCATAATGTTTGAATCGGTCTGAACACCCGATAACCTGACCACGATGCGCCACGGAGAAAACGTCCATGGCGCAGTTACAACTCATCAAGCAGTCCTCAGGAATCCTGATCCCGGCCACGCCGGAGACCAGCGACTTTCTGCATTCAAAATGCAAGCTCGGCGCGGTGCTCGAAGGTGAATTCCGTCGCGTCCGTAACGCAGCTCTACACCGCAAATATTTTTCACTACTGAATCTTGGGTTCGAATACTGGGAGCCAGCTGGTGGCGCGATCACGCCAGCGGAAAAGTCTATTGTCTTCCGCTACGCCAATTACCTCGCGCAGCACGTCGGTAATGGCGACATCCTGACCTCGTATGCCGAAGAGTTTTTCTGCGACTTATCCGCCCATCGCGCGTCCAATATCACCGCCTGCAAATCATTCGACGCCTACCGAGAGTGGGTGATCGTCTCTGCTGGCTATTACGACGTTGTATTCCTCCCGGATGGCAGCCAGCGAAAGCGCCCAAAGAGTATTTCCTTCGCGAACATGGACGATACAGCATTCGTTCCGCTCTATACCGAAACGCTGAACGTGTTGTGGCGATTCATCCTCCATCGGTCATTCAGGGACCAGCGCGAGGCCGAGAACGCCGCTGCGCAGCTGCTGAGCTTCGGGGACTGACCAGATGGCGAAATCATGGTTCCACCACACCGAATGCACAACCGAGCAGGCCGATGAACTTCAGCGGCAGTACCAGCGCCGCGGCGTAGCCGTTAAGCGCAGCCTCAACCCTGGCTACAAAACTTGGACCGTCAGCGTTGAGCGGCAGGAGCTGAAGTACCTCGAGCCCACGCCGCGTACGTTCCGCCAAAAGGTCTGGGGGTGAGCATGGCTAAGAAACCCCGCCGTAAGTGCGTAAACCAGAGCTGTCGTGAGTGGTTCCACCCCGTGCGTGACGGCCAGGTGGTCTGCTGCTACGAGTGCGCCACCGCCGTTGCCAAAGCGCAGACAGCTAAGAACCGGGCTGAGGCTCTGCGTGCGGAGAAGAAGCGCCAGCGCGAAGAGGAGAAGGCGAAGCGTGCGCGGCAGGCTGAACGCCGCCAGGCGGTGAAGCCATTGAGTTACTTCCGCGACCTGGCCCAACAGGCTTTTAACGAGTTCATCCGATACCGGGATCGGCATCAGCCATGCATCAGCTGTGGTCGATATCACTACGGTCAGTATCACGCCGGGCATTACCGCACGACTGGTGCCAATCCGGAGCTGCGCTTCAACGAGGACAACTGCCATCGCCAGTGCGCCCCATGCAATAACCATCTTTCTGGCAACCTTACCGCCTACCGTCCGGCGCTTATCGCTAAAATCGGCCAGGCCCGCTTTGATGCCCTTATGGGCCCGCACGAATTACCGAAATGGAAGCGCGACGACTACATCCGGATCCGCGACGAGTATCGCGCAAAGCTCAAAAAACTAAAACAGCAGGTGGCTGCATGAAACCAGAACTAATCGAATCTCTTCGCATGCGCTGGTCGCGCCTCCGTATTTATCGCCGCCCCGGAACGGTGCTGGTGGACTACCGCATTCTTCGCAACTTTATTCGCATTTACCAGATGGCAGGAGCCGCAGCATGAACCTCGAAAACACCGTGAAATACCACTTCGCAAAATCCACGATGATCAGCGACTCCCCGCGCGCCACTGCATCAGATGCACTGACCTGTACAGATATCATGGCTGCCATGGGCATGACGCATGAACGCGCCGCCATGGGGTACAGCGCTTTCCTCGGAAAGATGGGGATCAGCAATAACGACAGGGAGCGGGCGATCGCGCTGCTGGCCGAGTACGCGCTGAGCAAATGCGATAAGGTCGCCGCGGTGCGTAAGCTGGATGCCGCGGTTAAGCCGCTGGTGATGCGCCAGCTGGCCGCCTTCGCTTTCGAGGATTATTCCCGTAGCGCCGCCAGCGTTAAGCAGTGCGATTGCTGCGCGGGGCAGGGGTTCATTGAGGCTGATGTTTTCACCAATAAATACCGCAAGCCGGAAGGTAAGATGATCGTGGCCGGCATGGTGAAGGTTCAAGAGACCGTTAAAGTGCTGTGCAAAAAATGCAATGGCGCAGGTCAGGTCAGCGCAGCATGCAGTGACTGCCGGGGGCGCGGTAAAGCGGTAAATCAGAAACTGACTGAGAAGCAGGGCATGCCGGTCCTGGCCGACTGCAAGCGCTGCGGCGGGCGTGGCTATGAGCGGATCCCTTCAACTGAGGCATATGCGGCTGTTTGCCAGATTACCGATGCGATCTCTGTTGCTACTTGGGAAAAGTCGGTTAAGCGGTTCTACGACCAGCTGATCACTAAATTCGACATTGAAGAGGCGTGGGCAGAGGCGCAGCTGAAACAGATAACGCGATAGCGCTCACGGAAATAGCTTACGTTTCAAGCGAGGGCTATTTACTTTTCCGGAATCTGTGTTAATTTCTTACTAACGATGGGCTTTATATGTCCAGAGTTAAAAACTCTGAACCTCGCTACTGCGGGGTTTTTTATTATGAAGTAACTTGTAAATTAAATGTATCTTTTAAGATGCAAGCCACGTACAGTGCGCGGGTGGTGAATCCCCCTAAGCGGTGGGGCGACTAGACTGGGAGGTGAATGACGCGATTCTGTGGTCTAGCGCAGGATCACCGGGAGGCACCCGGCACTACAGTCCCATTACTACAGATTTCTAAGGCTGCCGATTGGTGGCCTTTTTGTTTTCCATGACCCAAGCCAGCAGAGCACCGTTGGTCTTTTTGTTCATACTGAATAAATATACAGATAAAAATAGCTTTATGGCAGGAAGAAGACTAGGCTGTGACCGTGATGAATCCCCCTATGCGGCGGGGCGACTAGACTGGCAGGTGAGTAGAACGCGGTTCTGTGGTCTGGCGCAGAGTCACCGGGAGGCACCCGGCATCACACCCACTTATGCACTTCTTTGTCCGGCCCTGATGTAAGTTATGTGGCTCACAGCAAGCCTGGATTCCGGTTTACATATCAGATAATGTCATCTTGATGAGTTCTGTCAGAGCTTGCAGAGGACAATGATTATGGAAGAAGGATTTTACTGGATACAGCACCAAGGGAAGGTCCAGGTTGCCTACTACACCCACGGAGAAACCGAAGACCTTGAAACGGGTAAGACCGTAACCGGTATCTGGCACCTGACGCAGGGGGATCCCATTTGTGATAATGGTGAAGCAGAAGTTCTGGAAGGTCCTCTTACACCATCATGAGATCGTTAGTCGTTTCGGAATTTGATGAAGGTAGTGGTTATTCGAATGCGTTCCCTGTAATTACAATTTAGGCGAATTTGGAATAACGCTCCTATTAACTGGCATCATCGCACTCCTGTAACCAGACTTAGTTTTCTGCTTACGACTGAAAGGAGCGAAATATGCCAATTAACCATGCTGAATGCATCGAGGCCTGCTACAAATGCGCGGCTGCCTGTGATTATTGTGCTGCTTCATGTCTGAAAGAAGAACAAGTGGATATGATGCGTGAGTGCATAAGACTCGATATGCAGTGCGCGAATATTTGTCGGCTCGCAGCGCAATTTATGACCTTTGATAGTGAATTTGCCAAATCGCTATGCCGTGTCTGCGCAGAAGTCTGTCAGAAATGCGGTGAAGAATGTGGGAAGCACGAAGCGGAACATTGTCAGAAATGCTCTGAAGCTTGCCTTCGTTGCGCAGAAGCGTGCCGCTCGATGGCTTAATGGAACTTGCTTCCAGTTTTCTGTTTGAGCATCGACACTTTAGAATTCTGACAAACTTTTGCTATTGTTAAGAGTCAGGTGAATCCCCCTGTGCGGCGGGGCAATCCAGTTAACTGCTAAGTGCAGATATGCTTGCGGCTCGTATAACTGGTAACGAGTCACCGGGAGGCACCCGGCACCTGTCTTAGTATCAATACCTGGGTTTAGTATTGCCTGCTTGCAAAAGCAGGCTTTTTTTATATGCGCTTCGTTAGTAGTGCTATTATTTAATCGTAACCAAGTCATAACCATTAACCGGAGCTCCTGACCGGTCAGTAATGCTGCTCGACACAGTTGCAATACGGATGGTGGCTGGGGAACATACCTACCTACTTAGATTTAAACTCAGTTAGGCCCGCTGAAAATGCGGGCCTTTTTTTATCTCAGGCTCCCGGAACTCCCATCACTCGTCTTGTCGTTAATTCGTCCGGAGAGCCTGATCCCAACTACACACAGCACCCCGGAATTATCGGAGGTGAGAGATGTTTCGAATGGACAAAATAACCACCGGCGCAGCTTATGGCGCCTCTGCGGGGAGCGTGTTGAACGGCATTCTTAACGCATACAGCCCTGAGCAGTGGAACGCCATTGGCGTACTGGTGGGCATAGTAGTTGCTGTTCTTACGTACCTGACAAATTTGTACTTCAAAATCCGCGAAGAAAACCGTCGCAACAGGAGCCAGCATGAACCCGACATTGAGGAATAAGCTGGTTGCCGCGATTGCTGGAGGTTCGGGAGCCATCACGATTGCAGCGGTTATGCTGGGCAATGCTGACGGACTGGAAGGGCGAAGGTATTACGCCTACCAGGATGTGGTTGGCATATGGACCGTATGCGACGGACACACTGGAGCTGACGTTCGGCGCGGTCACCGCTATACCGACCGGGAATGCGATACCCTATTGCAGTCAGACCTGCGCAAGGTGGCAGCGGCCATCGATCCGTTGATTAAGGTTCGTATCCCTGAGACCACCAGGGCGGCGCTTTACTCGTTCACTTATAACGTGGGCGCTGGCGCATTCGGCAAATCCACGCTGATGAAAAAGCTGAACTCAGGTGATGTAGCTGGTGCCTGCAAAGAGCTGCAGCGCTGGACATATGCTGGTGGGCAGCAGTGGAAAGGCTTGATCACCCGACGCGAGATTGAGCGCTCAGTCTGTGAGTGGAGTCAGAAATGAAGATCCGTTACCAGATAATCATCTTCGCGTTCGTAGTGTGTGTGCTGGGCGGCATTGTCTGGTCTGCCAGCCACTACCACGATAAATACCAGGCGGAACGGTTACGCGCTGACGCCGCTGAGCAGAGCGCTAACGCCGCAGAAGCGATCACCGCCAACGTGATTCAGGCCGTGAACATCATCAACGCCATTTCAGAGGCCAACCAGGATGCAAAGAACCAGATCGCACTGGAGTCACAGGGAGCCAAGGCAGATATCAAAGTGGCTATTGCGAATGATGACTGCGCTCATCGGCCTGTGCCTCCTGCAGCTGCTGACCGGCTGCGGCAATTGGCGGATAGTTTACGTACCGGTTCCGGTAGTGCCGCTTCCGGCAAACCTGACAGCTGAGACGTCGCAGCCAGCCATTCCCGAACCGCTGACCTACGGGGCAAGTCTGGATCTGAATGTCAGTCTGCTGTCGGCGCTGGGGCAGTGCAACATCGATAAGGCCAGTATCCGGAAGATTGAAAAATGGCGGGTTTCCCCGCCTCTGAATTAACCAACTCGAATAGTTGGGAAAACGTTACGAATGTGATGAGCGAAATATGAGCCTTTTGATGGTGCCGCCATCAAACACTGATACGTCGTCGCTGGGACTGCCCGGTACTGATAAATCCCGCCACTGAGGAACGCTATTTCCAGAATGTGGTTGCCAGGATCATATCCAACAGAGTGAATATTTGAAGATGCAACAGTTTGACGAATCACAAGAAGTATCTCGGTTACATGGCAAAAGCGCCAAAGAAATCGTAGAGATATTTGAGACTTATAACTTTGTCGATGATCATGGTCATCGTCTGGATATGTGTCAGGACTTCATCGACTTAGTGAAGGCAGCGACGGAAGTAGATAAGGCCATTCCAAAGCTCACCTGCTGGTGGGCTTGATAATGGATGCACTGCAGTGAATTTTATTCATTTGAAAAATGCTGCCGCAGGATCTTAAAGAAACGCTGCGATAGCATGAACATAGAGGAAATAATCACCATGCTTATTGCTGCTTGCAGCAGCCATGACCCCTCGTAGATTACTTCGCCGAACTGCTTACCCAACGTGGTAGCTGCATAAAAAGTCGCAAAGTAGTACCAGCCCCTGAACAAAGAATATTTGAAAGACATAAAGGCCCCTGTATTGGTGTGGTTTAAACCACTATCCACCTTGTTTTGAAAATTATCAACGGTTCACAAAAGGGCATGTTCAGGAATTTTTATTGCCATCGCCATGGCTATCAATTCATTCACTTTACACCCCGTGGTTTAGCCATGCTGTGAAGCACCGCGACATCGACTCTTTACTTGCATGGTTGCTGGTAAAAGTCGACTGTGTAATTCTCGCAAGTAATACCTGCTATGTGGATGATGAAATATGGGCAATTATGCAAAGGCAGCCTTAACAGCTTACGAGCTTATCATTAAAAATTCTCTCACTCCTCTGGACGCCTGGAACGAGGCGATATCCTCGATAACAGCAAGTCAAACATCCAGAAAAAAAGGGTGCCCTCGGACAACATTTGTGGTTCTGGCAGAAAATGGTTACCTCAAGGGGATAAATGCGCATTCTTCCGCAAAACGGGAGGGCATTCTGCACGAGAGGGCGATTGCAGCTGCCGATCTTGTTCTTTCATATCCTATAGCGACTCCTCGATATCTTTCGGAACATCTCGGATATGTAGACAAGCAGGGTTCATTCGATGTTGTGATTGGAGTGGCTAGAAATGGGCTTCTGCAACACCCAAAGGGATAGGTCATCATAGCAGGCATTCAATGAGTGCCTGTGATAATGTCGAACAATAATCAGGTGCGGGAGATGTCGGGTTAAACCGATCCGGACGAAGCGTGACGCTGCTATAAGCTGTTGGGTGGCGCAGACGGCCAATACCCAGTGACTCAATGGTTCGAATCCATTCCTGATTACCACATTCAAGTCACTGGCATTTGCTGGTGGCTTTTTTATTGTCATCACCCGTGCTTTTTCATCATCCTGCCAGCCATATAGTTAGTGAAAACAAGAACCGGAATAGCAAGAAGCCCTGGCAGGCGTGAACCATCCATATAGCGTGAACTGATTTCGTTAACAAGCGCGATGCAGCCATACGTGTTAATGAAGATAAACCAAGCCAATAATAGGTTTCTCATAACCATCATCCACAACTCATTAATTGTCAGAGCAATATTTTCTCAAGTAAGTGCAAAAGCAAGTGCCATCACCATGGGCAGACCCATCGTAATGGCATGACTTCATCAGACACAGCGGCATGGTTTGATAGTTGGTAGGCCAGTCCATACTCGGGCTTCGTTGGTAGCAGCCTCAAGGCTTGTGGCGCATAGCTTTTGATATCGACCAGTCGTAAACCCTGTTTTATCCGCCGTGCTCAGCAATGGGTTAATCGTTTTGCATGCGGCTCGATGAATCCTGGTAAAGCGGGCGTCACTTTTATTACCCTGACCACTTGTCGATTTAAGAGTGTTTACGACAAACCCCTCCGGATTATCACTCAGCCATTTTCCGTAGTCGGATTCACTATTCCGCAGACGGTCACTTCTGAACACTTTAACGCTCATAACAGATCTCCATGTGGGCTATAGCGACAACTATATAACAAGGAATTCCCATGGCAAAACCGGACTGGGGCGCGCTTCAGCAACGGTTCCTGTCCGACCATGCCGTAACCGGCGTATCACCGAAGGAGTGGTGTGAAGCGCAGGGACTTAATTATGCAACCGCACGCCGACACATCAAAAAGCCTACTGCGCAAAAAACTGCGCAGAAGAAAGTGCGCACTGCGCAAAAAGAAAAGTGCGCAGTTGAGCTGGTGGATGATGATGGCTTGACGGCCCAGCAAAGACTTTTCGTCGCAGAATATCTTAAGGATCGCAATGCCACACAGGCAGCCATACGTGCAGGATACAGTACAAAGACCGCGGATCAGATAGGTCATCAGCTACTTAAGAAAACTTCAGTTGCGCAGGCCATCGAGCGTCAGCAGAAAGCGTCCATTGAGCGCACTCTCGGCAGTGCCGATGAAGTCCTTGCCCAAATCTGGCAACTCGCCACGTTCGACGCCAATCAGCTCTCACAATATCGTCGCGGCGCCTGTCGTTATTGCTGGGGCTTCGGTCACCACTACCAATGGCGCGATGCCGTTGAGTTCGACGAGGCCTGCGCAAAGGTTGAAGGCAAAGAGGGCGTTAAACTTCCTGAGGACCCTGGCGGTTATGGCTATGACCACAACCGGGAGCCCAATCCTGAATGCCCGCGCTGCAATGGCGACGGAATAGGACAGCCATACTTCGCTGACACCCGAAAACTTCCTCCTGATGCGGCCCTGGCTTACTCCGGTGTGAAGCTGGGCAAGAATGGCGTTGAGATTACGGCCATAAGTCGCGAGCGTATGTATGAAGCAGTGATGAAGCGCCTAGGCCTGGCCGATAGCGAATTTGCGCAGCGACTGCAGAAGATTGAAATTGAGCGCCGGCAGTTGGAGGTGGAGAAACTGCGGAAAGAGCTGGCGACCGATCCTGATGATGATGTCCCGGCACCAGTTGCAATCAACATTAACGTGGTAGATGCGAGGGTTCGTGATGATAGCGCCGACGCTTAATGTCCCTCAGGCGCGTTTCCTCGCTATGCCGCATAAGTTTAAGGCCTACGTTGCCGGGTTCGGTTCCGGTAAGACATGGGTTGGCTGCGGCGGCATCTGCAAGGGAATGTGGGAGTTTCCCAAAATCAACCAGGGCTACTTCGCGCCGACCTATCCGCAGATCCGTGACATTTTCTATCCGACGGTCGAGGAAGTGGCCTTTGACTGGGGGATGAACGTCAAAATCAATGAGGGGAACAAAGAGGTTCACTTCTACGCCGGGCGTCAGTACCGCGGAACGACTATCTGCCGTTCGATGGAGAAGCCAGGCTCTATTGTCGGCTTCAAAATCGGCAACGCGATGGTTGATGAGCTGGACGTTATGGCTGCCGCTAAAGCGCAGCAGGCATGGCGAAAAATCATCGCCCGTATGCGTTACAAGGTGGACGGCCTGCGTAACGGCATTGATGTGACTACAACGCCGGAGGGCTTTAAGTTCGTCTATCAGCAGTTTGTTAAAGCCGTGCGGGATAAGCCTGAGCTGGCAACGCTCTACGGCCTGATTCAGGCCTCAACCTTCGATAATGAGGCTAACCTTCCGCACGATTACATCCCGTCTCTGATGGATTCCTATCCGCCAGAGCTGATTAAGGCGTATCTGCGTGGCCGGTTCACCAACCTGACCAGCGGCACCATCTATCACCAGTTCGATCGCCAGCTTAATAGCTGCACCGATGAGGAACAGGCAGGCGAGCCGCTGTATATCGGCATGGACTTCAACGTCGGGAAGATGGCAGCCATCGTCCATGTGCTGCGCGACGGAGAACCGAGAGCTGTACGGGAGCTGGTGAAGGTTTATGACACGCCAGCGATGATTAAGCGCATCCAGGAGGAATTCTGGCGCTATGAGGGCGGACGTTATGTCGCCTCTCGTCAGATTTACATCTATCCCGATGCTTCCGGCGATTCGCGCAAATCGAACAACGCCAGCGCCACGGATATCGCGCAGCTCAAACAGGCCGGGTTCAGCGTGGTGGTGAACGCCGCCAACCCGCCGGTAAAAGATCGCATTAACTCCATGAACGCCATGTTCTGCAACGGCAACGGCGATCGCCGTTATAAAGTCAACGTGACCCGCTGCCCGGTATACACCGACAGCCTGGAGCAGCAGGTATGGGCGGCGAACGGCGAGCCGGATAAATCAGCCGACAACGATCACCCCAACGATGCTGGTGGGTATTACATCGTGAAGCAGTTCCCGATTATCAAGCCCGCTTACTCAATCACTATGGATACCACCTTCTGATATGGCTAATAACGACATCACCTGGGTTCGTCCTGAACACCGGGCGGCTTGCGCTGTCTGGAAGAAAATCAGGGATTTTTGCAAAGGTGCAGAAGCGGTAAAGGCGGCGGGCAATAACTACCTGCCTTTGCTCGACCCCACAGACAAGAGCATGCGTAACCGCAGGCGCAATGATGACTATCTCATCCGCGCCGTGTTTTATGCCATCACAGGCAACACGAAAATAGGTCTGCTGGGACTGGCATTCAGAAAGGATCCGACTTTCTCCGCGCCGGAAAAACTGAGCTATCTGCTGAAGAATGCCGACGGCGCTGGCACCAGCATTTATCAGCAGTCGCAGCTGGTGACAGAGAACGTGCTGGAAGTGGCCCGCGACGGGCTCTATGTCGATTACGCCGAAGGCAGCGGCCAGGCCATCATTCTGCGTTATCTGGCCGAGAACATCATCAACTGGCGGACGAAGCGTATTAACGGACGCGATCGACTGGTGCTGGTGGTGCTGCGCGAGTGCGTGGAGAAAGAAAACGGCTACGCGTTCGAGGATGAAATTCAGTACCGTGAGCTGGTGCTGGTGAACGGTGTTTTTATCTGCCGCGTCTGGCGTCGCAGCGGCGAGTCGGGTTCCGGCGCGTACGCTGTCACCAGTGAGTATCAGCCGAAACCCAAAGGCAAAGACAGCTGGGACGAGATCCCGTTTACCTTCGTCGGCGCGCAGAACAACGATCCCGCTATTGATGACTCTCCACTGGCGGCGTTGGTGGAAATCAATCATGGCCATTACAGAAACAGCGCTGACTACGAAGACAGCGTGTGGTTTTGCGGGCAGGTACAGCCGTACATGACAGGGCTGGACGAAGGATGGCGCGATCACCTGGAGAAGAAAGGAGTCAAAATAGGTTCCCGTTCGCCGCTACTTCTGCCGAAAGAGGGCAGCTTTGGTTATGCCCAGGCGCAGCCCAATATGCTGGCGAAAGAGGCGATGGACAGCAAGCGTGACTACATGGTGCAGCTGGGCGCACGCCTGATTGAGCAGAACGCAGCCGTTAAGACCGCAACCCAGTCCAGCGGTGAGCAAACATCCTCGACATCCGTACTCGGCGTCTGCGTGTCAAACGTTTCGGAAGCGTACACGCTGGCGATCGGCTGGTGCGCGAAATACCTGGGCGTCGGTGACGAAATGGCAGCTTATGCCATCAACCAGGAGTTTATCGCGAAGGTCGCTGAGTCCGGCATGGTGACGGCCATTGTGAACGCCTGGCAGTCCGGCGCAATCCGCGATACCGATAGCCCTGGATAACAATGTCATCATGATGGATACGGCGCTGGCGCTGCATCACGCGATTGCCAAAATCGAGGCGCTGACCACCCAAGTCGTGCAGCTGCAGGTTGAGGTTCAGGCACTGAAGTCGTAACGGCATCAGAATGTTCAGCAGTAATTATCATCAACCGCAATTCGAACTCTCTGAAGAGAGAAAAAAGCCCGCACGGGAGCGGGCACAACTCCCTTAGCTTTGTTATTAATCCTGCGTTCATGACGCAGGTAGTTAACATATCGGCGGCATTAGCCATTACTTTAGGTAGGAAGCATTAGCGCTTCGTTTAAAATCATCTAAATTTAATGAAGGTGAATCCCCCTATGCGGCGGGGCAATCCAGTTCTGTAGGTGTAAATATGCTTGCGGCTCGTATGACTGGTAACGAGTCACCGGGAGGCACCCGGCACCTGTATCAGAGTAAGCTGTTTGTTTGTGCTGGTTTCTTTTGCCTGCTTAATAGGCAGGCTTTTTTTTGCGATGTTGATAAGGAGTCTCGGATGGCGAGTGTTGCTTTGTTAGCCGTTTTGTTTGTGCTTATCGTGTCGGGGCTTATCGGCCTCTTAGGGACGTTATTAAATATTTGGTGCGATAAGGAGCAAGTTTAAATACCGCTTAAAATGATGCCTGGTCCGACCATGACTACCAGAACATTAAGGATTATTAAACTATCCTTTAGCTAACATGATGAGGTGTAGTGGATCAGCTAACAGCTTGGAGGCATCATACCTGCTATGAAATTCATTTGTCCTGTTTGCAGAAGTAATCGGTTCTTTTTCACCTCCTTCAATCCCGAGCAAAATCTGCCACACGGCGCGGTATGTTCCGTATGCGGAACCCGGCTTACTAAGCGCTCCATCCTTCCAACTCCGCGCAGAAGGCGATGGCCTAAACAGGTGGTTTAATCATTTGTGACACGAAGCGGCTTGCGATGATCGATGCAGTCCTTAGGGGTTTACATGACTCATTCCGAAACCAGCCACATATTGGCTTCTTCGAAAACTTCTCCCAGTATGCCCAGCATCGGCTTAACCTCTGTCTCTGAAAAATTTCTATGCACTCGCTTGGTTAATTCGGCAGTACAACCAGATGTTCAGCAGTAATTATCAATAGGCACAGCCTCCTTGCCCTGGCCCTTCCTTAAAACTACTGTATGAATACACAGTAATAATAAATGAGAGGTCACCATGCCCCGTCAATCAGAAATTAACTCGGCTTTCCACGCTGCTATTCAGCTTAACCCCAAGGGCTATCGGTGCTTGCGCACTGAAGACTTTATCCGCGAGTTGGCAAAGGTCCATTGGCATTTCAGCCGAGCCGACGCCAACGAGTGGATACAGCGCTACCAGCCAGATTTCACGGATAAGACAACTGACGGAACCGATAATCACTACTGGATCCTGCGCAACATGGGAATGGTTCACTGA